ACTAAAATTTTGAACCTTCAGGTAATGATTCAAATATTCAAAATTTTAGTCAATTAAATATATGGGTAGACTATATATATTTAGATACAGATGAACGTAGAAAATTCGCACAATTATCTCATGAATATTTGATAGAACAATTACAATTTACTGGCGAAGAATCATATTCCACACAATTAAGATTAAATTTTAATCATCCCTGCAAAGAACTAATATGGGTATCTAAATGGCCTGGATCCAAAGGAGAAATAACAAAAAATCCTATATTAAATTGGAATAATTATTCAGATACAGCAAATGAATCATTAGAAGATCCTTATGTTTTAGAAGGTAATAATCCAATTGTTCAATCAAATATTAAATTAAATGGTAATGACCGTATAGCACCCCGTGATGGTTCTTATTTTGATAAAGTACAACCTTTCCAACATCATACAAATGTTCCAAGAAGAAGTGGTATAAATGTATATTCATTTGCAATTAAACCAGAAGAACATCAACCATCAGGAACTTTAAATATGTCTCGTATTGACAGTGCCGTTTTAACACTTAAGATAGACGATGCTGATAAAAAACAAGGTAATATCCAAGTATATTCTATTAATTATAATGTATTACGTATTTTATCAGGTATGGGTGGACTTGCTTATTCTAATTAAATAAAATTTATAATTTTTTTTCTTATTTATTTATAGATATAAAATATAATAAAAATGGGTGGTGGTCTTCTTCAATTAGTTGCTTATGGTGCTCAAGATGTTTATTTAACTGGTAATCCACAGATTACTTTTTTTAAAGTAGTTTATCGTAGACATACAAATTTTGCTTTAGAATCTATAGAACAAACATTTAACGGTTCAGTTGGTTGGGGTAATCGTGTAACTTCAACTATATCAAGAAATGGTGATTTAATAAGTCGGGCTTATTTACAAATGTCTGTTGACGCTATTCCAAACCCTGTTCCTTTACTAGGTTTACGTGCAATTGATTATGTAGAATTAGAAATTGGTGGTCAAAAAATAGATAAACATTATGGTGAATGGATGTACATATGGAATGAATTATCATTACCTATAAGTAAAAAACAAGCTTATCATACTATGGTTGGAGGCAGTTATACTTCTGGTGATGATATGTTTGTACCTCTCGAATTTTGGTTTTGTAGAAATATAGGTTTAGCATTACCTTTGATTGGTCTTCAATATCATGAAGTTAAAGTAAATATTCAATTTAGTGGATCTACTAACATGGTAACAAGTGGTTCTCCAGGAACTTTAACTGCTTCATTATGGGTTGATTATATATATCTAGATACTGATGAACGTAGAAAATTCGCCCAATCATCACATGAATACTTAATAGAACAATTGCAATTTACTGGAAAAGAATCTGCTTCTCGCAAAATAAAACTTAATTTCAATCATCCTGTTAAAGAATTAATATGGACTGCTGAGACTGATAATACTACTCGTGGTAATTGGGTTGATTACACTAATAATAGTACTCCTATTCCTTCTGATAGAAATTACACAGAATTTGCTAATGATTTAAATAGTGTATCTACTCATAAAAATTTAATAACAAGTGCTAAATTAACATTAAATGGCAATGATCGTTTTGCTGCACGCAATGGCGAATACTTTAATTTAATACAACCTTTCCAACATCATGAAAATGTACCAAATAATGTAGGTATTAATGTATATTCGTTTGCATTAAAACCAGAAGAACATCAACCATCAGGAACTTTAAATATGTCACGTATAGATACAGCAACTTTAGATTTAGAATATATAAATCAGAACGTGGCTTTAGTATCTGTATATGCTATTAATTATAACGTATTACGTATTTTATCCGGTATGGGTGGAATAGCTTATTCAAATTAAATAAATTTATAATTTTTTTTCTTATGTATTTATAGAAATAAAATATTATAGAAATGGGTGGTGGTCTTCTTCAATTAGTTGCTTATGGTGCTCAAGATGTTTATTTAACAGGTAATCCACAAATTACTTTTTTTAAAGTAGTTTATCGCAGACATACAAATTTTGCTTTAGAATCAATAGAACAAACATTTAATGGTTCAGTTGGATGGGGTAATCGTGTAACTTCAACTATATCAAGAAATGGTGATTTAATAAGTCGGGCTTATTTACAAATGAAAGCATCATCAGGTACTAGTAATGGTACACTTGCTCCAATGTGGGGTTTACGCGCGATTGATTTTGTTGAATTAGAAATTGGCGGTCAAAAAATAGATAAACATTATGGTGAATGGATGTACATTTGGAATGAATTATCAATGCCAATGGGTAAAAAGCAAGCTTATTATACTATGGTAGGCGCGGGAGGTGTGGCTACTAGCGCTAGTGTTGACAAGTCAGTTTATGTACCTCTTGAATTTTGGTTTTGTCGCAATATAGGTTTAGCATTACCATTGATTGGTTTACAATATCATGAAGTAAAAATAAATATTCAATTTTCACAATTAAATTTAGTTGGGACAGAGGTAAGTTTAGAAGCTTCATTATGGGTAGATTATGTTTATTTAGATACTGATGAACGTAGAAAATTCGCCCAATCATCACATGAATATTTAATAGAACAATTACAATTTACTGGAAAAGAATCAGCTTCACGTAAAATAAAACTTAATTTTAATCATCCAGTTAAAGAATTAGTATGGGTACATCATGTTTCTACCAATTCAGATATAACTCAATGGTTTAATTATACTAATAATGCTGGTTCTATAGCAGACAAATGGAATAATGATAATAATTATGAAACTAAAGTACAATTATTTTCATCTATTAGTGATAATAAAAACCCAATTTCATCTGCTAAATTAACATTAAATGGTAATGATCGTTTTGCTGCACGTAGTGGAGAATACTTTAATTTAATACAACCATTTCAACATCATGAAAATGTACCAAATAATGTAGGTATAAATGTATATTCGTTTGCATTAAAACCTGAAGAACATCAACCTTCAGGAACTTTAAATATGTCCCGTATAGATACTGCAACTTTAGATTTAGAATATAGAACTGGTATGGGTGCTTCTGGAGACATGTTATCAGTATTTGCTGTAAATTATAATGTTTTACGTATATTATCCGGTATGGGAGGTATAGCATATTCAAACTAGAATAAATTATTATTTTATTTTTTTCTTAAATTATATTATAGAAAGAGTTATAAATTATGGGAGGTGGTCTTCTTCAATTAGTTGCATATGGTGCACAAGATGTTTATTTAACAGGTAATCCACAGATTACTTTTTTTAAAGTTGTTTATCGTAGACATACTAATTTTGCTCTAGAATCTATTCAACAAACCTTTAATGGTTCAGTTGGTTATGGTCAGCGTGTTACATCAACTATATCAAGAAATGGAGATTTAATAAGTCGTGCTTATTTAGTAGTTAAACCAAGTAACACTACTCCTACTTGCCCATATTATGGTTTAAGATTACTTAAATATGTTGAATTAGAAATAGGAGGTCAAAAAATAGATAAACATTATGGAGAATGGTTGTACATTTGGAATGAATTATCATTACCTATAAGTAAAAAAGAAGCTTATTATTCTATGGTTGGTGGAAATGGAGGTAATTTAAATGGAAAAAATTTATATATACCTTTAGAATTTTGGTTTTGCCGTAATATAGGTTTGGCATTACCGTTAATAGGTTTGCAATATCATGAAGTTAAAGTAAATATTCAATTTTCATCACAAGATTTATGTGGTGCGGATGCTGCTAATGCTCCAAATTTTGATGCTGTGTTATGGGTAGATTATGTATATTTAGATACTGATGAACGTAGAAAATTTGCACAATCATCACATGAATATTTAATAGAACAATTACAATTTACTGGAAAAGAATCAGCTACTTCAAAAATAAAATTAAATTTTAATCATCCAGTTAAAGAATTAGTATGGGTAGTACATAATGAAACTAGTGATAATTATAACTGGTTTAATTATACTAATACAACTGGTGTACTCACCAGTGGAACTACATCATCATATGAAAGTGTTGTTGCTACAATTGGTACATCATCATCAAAATTAAATGCTATTGCTACAGCAAAATTATCATTAAATGGAAACGATCGTTTTGCTATACGTGATGGTAAATATTTTAATATTATACAACCATTCCAACACCATGAAAATGTACCAAATAATCTAGGTATAAATGTTTATTCATTTGCATTAAAACCTGAAGAACATCAACCATCGGGAACTCTTAATATGTCTAGAATAGACACAGCAAATTTAATGCTAACTTATGATCCAAGTATATCAACAGAATCTTCATCTGTATTAATTTATGCTGTTAATTATAATGTATTGCGTATATTATCTGGTATGGGTGGTATAGCATATTCAAATTAATTTAATAATTTTTTTCTTATATTATAGTATAAAGTATAATTATAACAAAATGGGAGGAGGTCTTCTACAATTAGTTGCTTATGGTGCACAAGATGTTTATTTAACTGGTAATCCTCAAATTACTTTTTTTAAAGTAGTATATCGTCGTCATACAAATTTTGCAATGGAATCTATAGAACAAAGTTTCAATGGTAATGTTAGTTTAGGTTCTCGTGTAAGTGTTTTAGTAACACGTAATGGTGATTTAATTAATCGTGTTTATTTCAAATGTAAATTATCAAATACTAATTCAGTTCAGAATGATGATTCAACAAAAATAGCACTTGTACCTTATTATGGTCTTAGATTATTAAAAAATATTGAATTAGAAATAGGTGGGCAACGAATAGATAAACATTATTCGGAATGGTTATATATTTGGAATGAATTAAGTATGCCTGTTGGAAAAAAAACAGGATATGATGCAATGGTTGGTGGCAATCAAAGAAATGCATCAGTAATACTTACCGCCGGTGCTAATAAAGAAATATATGTGCCTTTAGAATTTTGGTTTTGTCGTAATGTAGGTTTAGCATTGCCATTAATAGCACTTCAATATCATGAAGTAAAAATTAATATAGAATTTTCATCTAAAAATGAATTAATAGATAATAACCATTTTAATTATTCATATGACCCAAATACTAATGAGGTATACTCACTAGATGGTGGTATTACTATCAAAACTAATAATCAATATACTGGAAATGATTTAGTATTACAATCAGCACAATTATGGGTAGATTATATATTTTTAGATACTGATGAAAGAAGAAGATTCGCTCAATTATCGCATGAATATTTAATAGAACAGTTGCAATTTACAGGTTCAGATAAAATTGATGGTTCTTCAGATGGAAATACACTTAAAAGTATTAGAATAAATTTTAATCATCCGTGCAAAGAATTAATATGGACTATTAAACCCGATAACAATAGTTTAAATTCAGCAGAATTAAATAAAGTCAACGAAAACCTAACAGATGATAATGAATATTTAGGATACCGAACAATTGCTAAAACTTCTAGTGTTAACGATTTTGATAAGTTAACAAACGCATATTGGAATAATTTTACAGATAGTCCATATAATCATCATAATCATTATGATATATATGAAATAGAAGATTCACCTACTAGTAATCCTATTATAACCCCAAAAAATCCAGTTAAAAAATGTAAATTACAATTAAATGGAAATGATAGATTTTCAGAAAGAACTGGTGAATATTTTTCATTAGTACAACCATATCAACATCATGAAATTACACCAAATCATTATAAGAAAGGAATAAATGTATATTCATTTGCATTAAAACCAGAAGAACATCAACCATCAGGAACTTTAAATATGTCTAGAATAGATACAGCACATTTACAGATAGGATCAACAAAATCCGGTTTAATAAGTATATATGCTGTAAATTATAATGTATTACGTATATTATCAGGTATGGGTGGATTAGCTTATTCAAATTAAAATTATTTTTATATAAATATAAAATAATAAATATTATATAAAAATGTTATTAAAATATATAATAACAATTATATTATCTTTTAATATTTTATATGTAAATACTTTTGTAAAACCTTATATAATAAATAATAAAAGAAGTCTTATTTTATTAAATAATAATAAGAGAGAAAATACACATAATAATAGTAAATATAATTATTCAATGACATCAAATTATTTAAATACATTAAATAAAAAAATCATACTTAAAAATAAAAATTCGTCAAAAATATCAGAAGATTATTTAGAACAATTAAATCAAAAATATAAATTAAAAATAGATAATGTTAAATTATCAAGTATAAATGTAATAAAAAAAATATCAATAGATGATTTAATAATATTTAATAATTATATTGACGCAATATATTATAATAATAATTCAATATATGATAAAGTAATAATAGAATTTAAAAACAATACAAGAAAAGTATATTATTATGATAACAATTATAATAATATAAAAGAAATATTTAATTTAAAAAAAAATATAGATATAATAGATATAACAGATTATCCATATTATATGTTAAATACACCAATGGGTTTTTTATTATGTGAAGAAAAATAGAAAATAATAATAGAGATAAAAATTTTAATAATGATTATTTCAATAGATAATTATAATTTAAAAATAATAATATTTTTGATATTAATGATTTTGATTAGTTTAATAGTATATATATTAATAAATAGTTATAGTAAAAATGAAGCATTTGAAAATTTAAAAAAAGTAAAAGAGAAGGATAATAAAAAAACTAGAAACAAACTTGGAATAAATGATGGAATAGATATTCAAAAGGGTGAAAAAGGTGAGAAGGGAGACAAAGGTGAAAAAGGTGAAAAAGGTTTTGAAGGACCACAAGGAGAGAAAGGAGAAAGAGGATATATAGGGAAAAAAGGGAAAAATGCTACACCTTTACCTCCAATAAAATTTGTAGATAAAGAAAGCGGTGAAGTATTAGGAAAATATCCTGATGAAGGATATCCATCAATAGAAGAACAAGCGAAAGATGGTATTCAAGAAGTAATAATAAGAATACCTAGAGGGATAAAGGGTGATACGGGTGAAACAGGTAAAATAGGACAGAGAGGAGCAACGGGTATGAAAGGGGAAAGTAGTCAATGTGTAGATAAGGGGGATAAAGGAGATAAGGGTGAAAGAGGAGAACAGGGAGAAAAAGGTGAAGAAGGAAAGCAAGGTCCACCTGGTAAAATTGGACCAGCTGGTTTATCATCAAGCAATGGGTTAAATGGTATACCGGGTATGAAAGGTAGTCCAGCACCATTAGCAAAAAATGGAAAAGATGGAAAAGATGGAAAAGATGGAAGGGGGGTATTAAATGCGTTAATAAATAAAAAAAATGAATTAGTGATAAATTATAGTGATAATACAAATTATAAATCATCATCATTAAAAGGAGAAACTGGAGATAAAGGAGATAAGGGTGATAAGGGAAATAAAGGGGATAAAGGGGATAAAGGGGATTCAATACCAAATAAACAATTTAGAAATTGGCATTGGGGTTATTTACCTTATATAAAAATACAAGATGTGACAGCACCTCAACGCGGTGGTAGTAGAAGCGTTGGGATTCATACGTGGGCGAATAATGCCTTATTATATTGTACATGGAATAATTGGGGAAATAATAATGATCCAAATAATCCATGGGCAAAACCTGCAATATTTTTAAAAAAAGGTAATACTTTTAAAAGATTGGGGCAACATCCTAGTCCAGGTCACGGTTGGGACTTTGCAGAAACAAGTGGAGGTGGTGTTAGGTTTTGGATACATTGGGTACCAACAGGAACTAAAGGAACTGTTGTAGGTTTATGGTGGGACGACTAAATATTATTCTAAATTGTAGATCTAATAAATTTTCTTCAAAATCAAAAAAATGTGATATATTTGGAAAATATGGTATTTATGAAGTAAATTGTTATTAACTTTAGTTATTATGAATATTTTTATATAATATATTTATTTGCACCATTTAAAACGTTTAAGTATATAAATTTATAATTAATTATTGATAACTTTTGGTTATTTTTACGCATTTTTTCTAATAAATAATATAATGCCATTATGACCGATAACAAAAACTTTCATATAATAAATAATAAAGTATATTTATTTTAAAATAA